AATTATACAATAACTAAAAGAGAAACTGTAGTTAATGGTACTACAAAAGTTTTCAAAAGGGTGGTAACACCAAATGATGTAAGACCATTTTTTGAATTATTTTTACCCGAAAGAAATGTTTTGGGTGTAACAAGTGTATTGTTAAAGGATGGTACACAATATGCCAGTGTTCCTTCACCACAAGAATTTCAAGGTTTGGACAATAGATGGTATGAAGTAAAAGCATTAATTGAGGATAGAGTTTTTGTTGAAGACCCCACCAAAGTATCAGATAACCCTGGTATTAAAGTAGGTAGATATATACAAACAAATACTAAATTTATTACCGAATACACACCAGAAGGTTTTCTAAAAATGACCTTTGGTGGTGGAAGTCAATCAGCGGATGAACAATTGGCTGAATTTGCAAGAAATGGATTCAAACTTAATTTATACAAATATTCTGATAACTTAGCATTAGGTAGTACCTTAAAAGCAAACACAACTTTGTTTATACAATATAGAGTTGGTGGTGGTACTGGTAGTAATTTAGGTGTAAACGTTATTAACAACATCGGGACTGTTTCTTTTGCTGTTAATGGGCCTTCTTCAAGTGTAAATACAAGTGTAGTTAATTCTTTATCATGTACTAATGTTACAGCCGCAATTGGTGGTGCTGGAGCCCCAACAACTGAAGAGGTTAGAAACTTAGTCACTTATAACTTTGCAGCACAAAATAGAGCTGTAACAATCAACGACTATGAATCTGTAATCAGAACGATGCCATCACAATTTGGCGCACCTGCTAAAGTTTCTGTTACTGAAGAAAATAACAAACTTAAAATTAAGATGTTGTCCTACGATGATTCAGGTAGGCTAACAGAAATCGTTTCAAATACATTGAAGAGTAATGTCGCTAATTACTTGTCTAATTATAGAATGATTAATGATTATGTCTCAGTTGAAACTGCAAATGTTGTTGATTTAGGATTTAATATTGATGTTGTTTTGGATAATAGTCAAAATCAAGGTGCTTTCGTAACTCAAATAATTGATATAGTATCACAATATATGGACCCAGGTAATAGACAAATGGGTCAAAACGTAAATGTCTCAGAAATAAGAAGATTAGTCCAATCTCAAAATGGTGTACTTTCAGTTTCAGACATTCAAATCTTCAATAAAGTTGGGGGACAATATTCATCATCACAAACTTCACAAAGATATTCGGATTCCACCACTAAACAAATCGAATTGGTTGACGACACTATTTTTGCTGAACCAAGTCAAACTTATCAAGTTAGATTTCCAAACAAAGATATTGTTGTTAGGGTTAAAAATCTCAAAACAGTTAATTTTTCTTGATAATTTATTTATTCTCAACTTCCTTTATCTTTTATTGAAAATAGCAAATAAACTATTTATCTAAAAAGATAATTAATGTCTAACTCATATAGAATAAGAACCCAAGTTGGGGTTGACAAAGCAATTAACGTACATCTCGAACAAGATTTTGAATCCTTAGAAATACTTTCACTTAAGATTTTACAAAGTGAGATTTATACTAGACAATGTGCTGATTATGGTGTTGTAATTGGTAGAATAAGTATAAATAATGGATTTGGTTTACCAAATTGTAAAGTATCTATATTTGTTCCACTTGCAACTGAAGACGAAAACAATCCTATTGTTTCGGCCATTTATCCTTACAAAACTGTTTCAGATATTAATGATGTGGGGTATAGATATAATTTATTACCTTACGTTCAGTCTTATTCTGCGCACGTACCAACTGGTTCTTTCTTCGACAAGGAAGATGTATTAATTAATCAAAGTTTCATAGAAGTATTTGACAAATATTATAAGTTTACTGCTGTTACAAATGAAAGTGGTGACTTTATGATTTTTGGTGTACCTATTGGGGTACAAACAATTCACGTTGATGTTGATTTATCTGACATTGGTGAATTTTCATTAGCGCCACAAGATTTAATAAGAACTGGTTTAGCAACAGAAGCACAAGTTTCAGGTACAAGATTTAAGTCATCAAGTAACTTAAACGAATTACCTCAAATAGTTTCACTTAATAGAACGATAACAATTGAACCATTATGGGGACAACCCGATGTTTGTAATATCGGTATAAACAGAACTGACTTCGACTTATCAGCTGAAGCTAATGTTGTTATTGAACCAACTGCAATCTTTATGGGGTCAATATTTTCTGATGTTGAAAACTTAGCATTGAAAAGAAATTGTAGACCTAAAGTTGCTCAAGGTGAATTATGTAGTTTAGTAACAGGTCCTGGTGAAATATTGGCATTGAGACAAACTATATTCGAGGATGACCAAGGTAGACCCATTTTGGAACAATATGAATTAGAAAGTGGTGGAAAAGTTATTGATGATAATGGTACTTGGTTAGTTGACCTACCTATGAATTTGGATTTTGTAACAACGAACGAATTTGGGGAAAGAGTCTTTTCGAATGACCCTGAAGTTGGCATTCCAACTAGAGGAAAATATAGATTCAAAATTAAATGGAATCAATCACCAAGTTTAGATGAGAATGTCAAAAGGGCGTATTTTTTAGTTCCAAATGTTAGAGAATATGGGTGGTCAAGTACTGGTTTAGCACCAACTAACCCAATTCTCCAAAAAAAATCATATGCCTTCAGTTTAGATTGGGATGACTATGCTGACCCACAAGTTGCAATAAATTGTGAAGATACTTTTTATCAATTTTCATACAATAAAGTATACACAATATCCCAATTGATTGACCAATATAGAAATGGTACTATTGCCAATAGAATTGTGTCAATCAAAAATATTTTGGACAATAGTTGTGAAAGTGAGAATAATAAGTTCCCAACGAATGATGCGTCTTTTAGATGGGATATAATTTTTCTTTTATACACTTTAGCATCATACATTTTTAGACCAATTTTAGTTGCATTAGTACCGGTATTACATGTATTATTTTTCTTAATTATTTTGTTAAGAGTTGCACTAATACCATTATTAATAACTTATTTGTCAGTTTTGTTGTTTATAGCATTACCAATAAAAATATTCGGTGCTGCAGCTGGAGTCGTTAGTGCTGGTATGGTAGCAGGTTTTGTCGCTGAAGGTGTCGGATTGATTGCTGCTATTTTCGCATTGGGTGTTGTACTTAGACAACTTCGTAAATTAAAACTTAGAGGTATAAATTTACCTTTGTTATTATACGATCAATGTGAATTTTGTTCATGTAAGGATTCAGATAATTTAAGTGAGGATGGTGTTAATATACAGACATCATCTACCTCTTTAACACCTCCACCACCACCATTACCAAATGCTTCAGGGATACAAATAACGAACTTTGAAGGTGGTAGTTATAATACGGATAAGATAGAGGATGATATAAACTATAACTACTATAATTTATTATTGAGTGGATATTACGTGAAGTATCCACCAAGAAAACCAACAGGTGTAAGTAAGACACCATATCCCATAAATGGTGTTTATGCTTCACTAACTGATGGTGATATTACTGCAGCAACATATAGAACAAGAAGTATTACAACAGCTGAAAGAATAAATTTATTTAATTTGAAAGCAAAATACTTCGATGAAGCTTTCGATAATCCAAATGGTGGTATTAATCAAGTTTATGTGTCAATTGAACCAACATTGAATGGGGGTGGATATTCTTATAATAACAATCCAACACGTCCATATTTAACACCAGGTAACTATCATACAGATAATGTAGTTGTGTTGATGATGACACCAGATAGTCTAAGTAGTCTTCCTATAGGGACACTTCTATCTTTTGTTAGTCCAAACACAACGAAAGATATAAATTATAGTGGGGGAACATTAAACGAGTTTCAAAATAATGCCATAACTGGTACAAGTTATTTGAATTTAACGAATCCTGGAGCTACTCAAGTTCAAATCAATGTTCCATTTACACTACCTGATGGTAGTTTGAGAACAACTATTTATACCATTCCTCAATCTGATGGAAGTAGTACCGGAAATACCAATTGTCACAAATTCCCAACTGACATTGAATATTTTCAAGTAATTACGGCTATGACGTATTCTGATTTCAGTACTCAAGCAAACTTAGCACAATTTTACGCGGTATTGGGTGGAGTTCCTGTTTTAGGACAAAGTTTGAAAAATAGATTTTTAGACAACGATACTTTCATTAATATAGAAATAGGAGATTTTCTTAATCAAAGAGTTGAAACAATACCTAGTTTACGTTCACTACAAGATTACGAAAAAAATATAATTGTGATTTTACAAAGAGGTGTTGACCCATATACAACGAGGGTAGAGACTAAATTTGATTTAGGAAGAATATTTGGTGTAGCTGACCCAACATTGGTAAGTGTCCAAGGAAAATATCATTTGAACATTCCAGTACAAGGTGGGTTTTTCAATGTCTCACATTCAAATTTAATCTCTGATATAAGTCAATTAGACTCATATAGTAATTCCCAATTATACTACACATCTTATGATTATATACCAGCACCAAATCCTTCACAACAAACATTTAGTGCTTTTACAAGTAATTTACCTCATTACTATTCCTCACTTGACAATTCTAATATTTTAAGTGTAGATTGGACTAATTGCCCACTACCTCAAGTTCCTGAGCCTAGAGGTGGTGCAGGATTTCAGTCTTCTAAGGGGGCTTCAATTGGGTCAGACCAAAATGTAAATCAACATATTATAGAATATAATGTTCTTATTATTCCAAATGTTTATGCTAAACAAAATCTACCAACGAATGTACTGAATAGTAGTTCACAAAACAGAGGTTATTATCCTAATGAAATAGTTGAAGGGGGTAGTTATATGACAATAGGTGGTGATATTGGTCGTATTGGGAGTTTTCAGTTTTTCGGTACTCTTATAATTGATAGTGGTACTGGACAACCACAAACATATGAATCTTCTAGATATGTTTCACCGATGTATTTTTCGGGAATTAATTGGAATTATACTACAACTCAGTTTCAAAGTAGAAAATTAGTTATGAGGTCAGACAGATTACCAACCTCAGATAGACTATTACAAAATTGTGATACTTATTATACTTTGCAACAAAACCAAAATTTAGGAATGTATATAATACCTGATGAGGGGACTTTTGATGTTCCACTAAATGTTGGTGCTACCTTTGGAAGTCAACCTTATGAGGATGATACTGAAATACCTAATTTCACGGCCGAATTACTTAGAAGTACAAATAATTGTTCTGATAGTAGAAACTTAGGTTGTTACGAATTTGATGCTAATCTTACTCTTCGTGATGGAACTAATCCGGGTGGTGGTGATTACATCATTAATTCAGGTAATTGTCAAAAATATTTGGGTAAACAAGTTTTCGAAAATGGATGTTATAAATTAGTGACAACTGTTTTTGGTTCTTTAGTTTACGACCTTGGTTTAGTTACTGAATGGTTATCTAGATTGAATATTACGTTTGGTGCTTGTAGAAATGTATTTTCACACTTATTTACACATAATTGGATAAATGGTACATTATATGCCTTTGCGTTCAAAAATAATAAAACTACAGACATTAGTGGTAACGATATACCTGTTTTTTGTCCAGCTTTGATTTACTATGATTCTGATACTAATAATTTTTACTATCGTAGTAGTCCTTATGGACCTGGTTCATCCCCTAATACCTTTGGATTTTTGGGTAGAACAGCTTCATATTTACCAAATAGAAAGAATCTGTTATTCCCTACAACAATTATGGATTTAGGTCCGAGAAACGACTATTTACAAGAACTTGTCTTTTCCGATGAGTATGATGGATATGTTATGAACAGATTAAGTAGTACTTCTTATCAAGATGTGTCTGAATTACTGAACTTACTAATAATAACAAGATTAGCAAATACAAGTTTTATTGCAATCTTAGTTGGTGCTAATGG